GTCGGTCGCCACGTACATCAGCGGGTTGGACAGATCGTCGATTTGATCCTGCAGGCCGTCGATGAGATCGATCTTGCCGTTGATCTCCTTGGACAATTCAGTCTTGCCGACCGCCCCGGCGAGCGCTCTCTGGAGCTCGCCAATATCATCCGACGTCATCGCGACGACATGCAGGAATCCGCTAGTGCCATAGGCGTTCACGGCCCGGATGTAGTAGTGATAGCTGGTGGCAAAGGCCAGGCCGGTATGGGTCAGGGTCAAGCCGCTACCAACAAAGGTTGCCTGCAGGCCGTTCGCCACGGGCGCCAGCGAGTAATAGAACTCGTAGGTGCCGCCGTTGATCCCCTTGCTGGGCGTGCTCGGTACCAGGGTCAGCGCCAGGTTACCCGGGAAGACCGCACACACCTCGGGGGCGGGAGGTCCATCGATATCGACCGTGATCGTCGCCTCACCTGACTTGGTGCCAACGCCGAACGCTGTGACGCTCATCGTGTAGTCACCGGAGTCCAGGCCGTTGACATTGCAGCTCACCGCGTCGCCGCCAACCTTGAGCGCCTGCACAACATTCGTGCCGCTCTTGATCGAGATCGTGTAGCTCAGAACCGTTTGGGCCGGCGGAGCCCAAGTGAGCGTTCCCTGGATGACTTCTGCGGCATCAGCGGCGGTCCATGCCAAGTTGGTGACGGTGCCAAGACCGCCCGATGGGAGACTGATAAAGCCCAACGGGTTGTATGGCTGACCAACGGCATCATCGAAGATCGCGGCGTCATAACTGCGCACCGTGACCACGCAAGCACTGTCGTAGCTCATCTGCCAGTCAGTGACTTCCATCTCGCCGGAGATATTGAGCGATGGCAAATCGACCTTGATGATTCGGCCCGGCCGGCAGTTGTAGCCGTTGTAGTCCATCGGGATTTTGATGCTGCCACCAGCGCGCCGGCGGCGGAGCTCGATGTTGGCCAGGCGCTGGGCCTGATAGGCATCGGTGATGTACGGAAAAGTCAGGCTGTCGGCCGACTCGCCCCCGTCCTCGGCGACCCACTCCGCTACCGACACCTCGGGATAGTCGGTATCGGCCCAGGCCTGAGTCGGGTCCACGAAGGTGCCGCGCGCAGTGTTGATGGCATTGTCGTTGCTGACCTCGGTCGTGCCAGCGACCGTGCCGATGACCATGTCCTCAGTGATGGTGAAGTCGTACGGGCCGTAATAGGCCCCGGCCTGCAAGGACCACATGCCGCCCACGCGAGTAAGCGAGCCTGCGCAGGACTTGACCAGCTTGGGCAGTACATCGGTGCGCGCCTCGTCAGCGGCGATGACGGCGCCTGTGCTGTAGCGGCGGCTGGTCGTGCCGTCTGGGTTGGTGACGGGTTCCTCGCAAACGTTGGCAGCCGCTGCGAAGGTCGCCATGGCGATCTCGTCATCAGGAACGCCGCAGCGGTTGCGCAGAAACCACAGGATATGGAGCGCGGTATTCTCGCTGTAGCTGCTGGCCCCGCTGCGGGGGTCATAAATCCCAGTCTCACCACGAACCACGCAGCGCAAGGTCGGTATACCCGACGGGAATTTCGTGCCGTTGTACCTCAGCGAAATCCGAATGAACGACAGCCCGCGACCGATCTGCGATTGCAGCCAGGACGGCGAGTTGGCCAGAAGGAAAGCATTGGCGGCGGTCGGGTTGATGATCACTTCATAGCCGGCATCAGCCCCATAGGTAGAGATCAGTTCCTCGTTGAGGTAGATCTCATCCACGCCCGCGATAGAGCCCTCATGCAGGACGTAGACCAGGTGCAGCCATTCGCCGTCGGCTTGGCTGCCGGCTTGCTCTTGGGCCCACGCGAACACGCCGCCCGTAGATGCGCGGCCGAGGATGTACCGCACCGCCGCCTTGGACGATCGGACAGTTTGCGCGGATGGCTCGGAAGAGGTGCTGCTGAGCCCAGGCACATCATCCTTGAACACCATGCTGGCAATCATGCCCGCGGCGATGCCACCTATTGGCCCACCGAAGGCATAGCCAGCGATAGTCACGGCAATACGAACAACGCTATTGAGGGCGCTACCGCTCATTCAACCCTCCAGACCGTCACCGGCTCAAATTCAATTCGGGCCAGGCCCACTGTTTCGGTGATGGACCACACGTGGCCAGACCAGAAGATGCCGATGCCGCGACCATTCGGGCCGTCGTACAGCACGACGTCGCCGCGCTGGGCGAAGAGCCAGGGCACTTGCTCGAAGTGGGCGTCGAACGCGCCCTCCAGCGTCTTGCTGATCAGTGACAGCGCCCGCTTGGCGCCCACTTCGGTCCTGTAGGTGCCGCGGTATTGCGCGGCTGGATCCTTGCCGCAGATGGCCATGCAGCAGTCGGCGGCGAACAGGCAGCAATCGTTCTTGCCCCAGGCAAACGGTTTTCCTTCGGCCGCAGCGAAGACTTCCGCCAGTCGGGCAGTCCAGTTCGGTACGCGCATGAGTTACTCGCTTTTGAAAGCCGGTGCGTCCTTCTGGGCGCCCCAGTAGATAGGCCAGCTGGCCAGCTGAGAGATGGCGTAAAAGAAACGGTCGTCATCGCCGTGGCGTGCCCGGTGGTTTTCGTCGGTCCACCGCTCGGTGCCCGTGCGTTGCCATTCGGCCATCCGATCCACGATAGTCACCGTGATCTTGTTCTCGTCTTTGTTGCCGCCGTAGCTGATCTGAGCGGCATCCATGCGGCCGCTGAACAGGATGTCAGTCGCCATCTGGGTGCCGTCTTTGGACATGACGGCGAACATGAGCTTGGCCGGTCGCCCGCGACAGCCCTTGACGTTGGTCTGGCTCAGGATGTCGAGCGAAAGCCCGTTCAGCTCGAGGTCAATGGAAAGGGCCGATTGACCGTTGTTCGTCTCGCTGGCGGTGCCCACGCTGCCGAAATCACCGACGCCCTGGTACGTCTCGCCATTGATGACGATCGGGCCAAGGCCGGTGTGCGCGAGGATCGTTTCGTCCTTGAACGATAAGCGGCAGGCGTATACGGCCAGAAATTTGCCCGTCGCGATGATGTCGACGACTGCCTGGGAGTACGGGAATCCGTTGACCGATGCCATCAGAACGCCTCCCTGAATTGAACCGAACCATTCGCGACCCACGGCTGCACCGTCAGCGAGTTCTCGTCGCTGACCAGGCGCATGACTGCGAAAGGCTTCTTGTATTCGATGACCGTCCCGGCGGCGATGCCGGTGCGGATCCGTTTGTTGATGCTGACGGTGGCGGTGCCGTTGGCCGCCGCCGTAGCCGTGTCGACCACCTCGAACATCTCGCCGGCCAGCGATATGTAATCGCCAGCGCGAAAGGATGCTCCCGCGGTCATGCCGTTGACGTTGATGCTGCGAGCCCCGGTCGGAGCCAGCACTACCGCTGGCGTGCCGATGCTGTCTGCCCGGGTGCGATTGAAGGCCGGAATCATGATCTCGCCAAACATCCCGTCCAGCTTGCCCATCGTTGAGGTCAGGATCCGCTCCTGGCCCCTGTCCAGCACGTCCCACTGGAGCGTGCAGAACCAGTAATCCCCTGGCGCCCCGACGACCTGCTGCGAGTTCGTCAGGGTGCTGGTGAAGGCCCGATTATTGTTCTTCAATCCCCAGGTCATGCTGCTGGGCCGAATACCATCAGGCCAGTTGATCGCCATTGAGGAACTCCAGAAAGTAAAAAGCCCGCACTGGGCGGGCTATCGTTTGGCGAGGCTCTGTCTGAGCGGCCCGTTGCTCGCGAAATCCTTCGCTACATATTTGATCGCGTCCGTCGTCGCCTGCTGGGTGGCCGCCTTGATCTGCTGGATCGTCCGGTCATCGGCGCTGCCACTGATGTGGTAGACGTTCTGGACCGTGGGCATGCTCGAGCTGCTGGCCGTGCTACCGGATGCGCTGGAGCTTGCGACCGCCCCCGTGGGCACGACATAGCCGCCATCGGCGTAACCGTTCGAGTTGTTGTTCATGCGCTCCAGAAAGTCGCGCACCCCCGGCTGGCTGACCACCGACTTTTGCACCACGAACTCGCCGCCATGCACCACACCCTTCGGCTCGTACTTGCCGCCGTCGCCGGTATAGCCGCCGTCGGAGAAGCCATAGAGCGAGCTATATCCAGCCGCGGACGCGCCCAGGCTGGACGATGTGGCAGCGGCAGACCCGGCGGCGAAGCCATTTGCCCCCGCAGACCCGGCAAACAGGCTTGATCCCATGCCGAACAGACTGGTTAGCAGGCTCGACGATGCTTGCCGCGCGGCCATCCTGGCCATGTCTGAAATGATCGAGTCGGCCAGGCTGCTGAACGAGATTTTTCCCGTCTTCACGAAGTTGACGAACACATCCTCCATGCCTGTGAAGGCGTTGGTGAACAGCGTTTTCGTCTGCCCGGCCACATCGGCAGCCTGATCACGATAGTTCTGGAAGGCCGCCGAAGCGCCGAGCGACCAGTCCGATTGCTGCTGATCAACTGCGGTGTAGTAGTCCTTCTGCATTGCCAGGCGTTGCTGCAGGGCCGACTGGAGGCTCGCCGTCTCCTTGTTGTACAGGTCGGTCGTGCTGCTGCTCTTGTCGCTCTTGTTGTAGTCATAGGTCAGCCGGTCCATCTGCTGCTGGTACGACTGCTGGATCTGCTGTTGCTCCTGCAGCCGTTGCAAGGATTTGTCGCCCAGCCCTGCCCCGGCCAGCTTCTCGTTGAGCCCGGATTGCG